TTCCGACAATCCAAACATCATCAGTTCAAACTGGTGGTAAGTCTTTAAGAAGCGTATTGCGTAGTGCGGCTGGGATTGGCAGAACTAAACCAATTTTTGAACTAGGGATCAGGGGCATACTGCTAACCGGTTGACCAGTATCAAGATCGATAGCCATATTTGCTCGTGCCGGTGACTGGAAAATGTCATTGATGTACACAAGGGACTGTGGATTTTCACCAATAATTTTTGCCCAAGTTCTCACCGTGTTGTTAAACGATGAAATGAACGGTGACATAATACCAAGTGCCGCTGCCCCATTAGAGTAACGATCAATTGTGTAAATGTATTTTTTCAAATTACCAAGGGAAGCCATTCTTGCGCTGCGTTGAAGGTTTGCAACAGCTGAGGCATCCAGTTTTGTTACATCAACGCCCTGGGCAACAAGGTTTTCTAGTCTTGAGCCAAGTTGATTCTTGTATTCAAGTGAAAGGAATGGGTGTCGAACAAAAATATCTTCTGGTTGCGTACCAATTTTTCTAAACATTGCGCTGATAACTTTGCGGTAAATGTTTTTTGTGTCAAAAACTTCTTTAACATTTCCATAAAGTTTTCCCTGGATTGGCCCAACAAGTTCACCGCCGTATTCCAAACCCTGTTGCTTGGCAAGATCGTCAACAACAAGTTGATACTGCTTTGATGTTAAACCATTTTCGGCAATTACACGTTGCCTAATTTCCATTGGCACAAGGCTGTCAAGGCGGTCGGCAAGAACGTCAAAGAAAGCGTTTATTTCCCCTCTTTCTGCACCTTTCATACCGTTTGCTTCACGGTAAACAACAGATGCTGGGGAATTCAACCAAGCCCTAGTTTCATCAACACCGTCACGCAAAATTCGGTAGGACAACGAGTCGCCAAGAACCTGCTGGTTGACAACCCTTTCGTAGTCATCCCAATACTGCTTGGATGCCTGCTGGTAAACCTCTGGTGTAGCATAACTTTTTGGGGATTCAAGATCGCTTCTTTCCCACCCCGACGGCTTTACAAGTCCGGCTTCACCACCGTCAACCCTTAAGGTTCTTGCGGTAGTTTCTTCACCGCTGGCAGCACCACGCAAACCACCAGATGTGCCGCCCATTGCCTGTTCAAACTGTGCTTGATCGGCTTTAACCTTACGGGTTTTTACTTTGCCACGCTTGGTTACGGAAACTGCGTAACCGTAACGACTATCACCAACGCGGAACGGTTGGGAAATTCTGGACTGAGCAGCGGCGTTGCGTTCAGCTGCCGCAAGGGCCTCTGGGCTTTCAGCACCATACCTTGCAATTGCTGATCTTTCCTGAACACTAGCAGAAATACCCTTGACACCGGATACACGATTTAGAAGAAAATTTACTGTTCCCTCAATACCATAATTTTGTACCATTGGGAGAAGGCGACTCATTGCTCCCATTCTTCCATACGCTTCTGCAATGTTTCGAACAGCGTAACCACCACGCAACAAAACACCAGGCTTCCACACATCTGAAAGAAAAGTTTCAAGTCCGGTTTTTGCAACATTGCCAACCCTACCGGCTTGGTTAAGTGCCCTTTGGCCAGCACCCACCCCTTGAATCATGTAGTCTGCGTCGGTTTTAATCAAACGCTCAATTGCTTTAAGATCAAACATCAACATATTTTGGCCGTCGCGTAGCTGGGCAACAAGCATTGGGTCATGGACGATCACATCATCCATCATCCAGAAACCGTTTGCCCTAACATCTTCTGCGTGGGCAGCTTGCTGAGAAATTAGATCCCTTGCCTTTGCCGCTAAGCGACCAGTTACAGCGGATGCACCAGAACCAATTTCATCAAGGTACCCACCGTTAGCAAGTGCCCTCTCAACAGACCACTGCCTAAGCGCATGGGCAAAATTTTCCATTGTTTCTCTTTCGAGAACAACACTTCTAGCGTTCAAGCCCTCTGGTGCCAGACCAGTCAGCTCACCAAGACCTTGGCCTTCGGCGTATGATTCAATTCTTTCTGTTCGACCCATGCCTGGCCGTGTATTTGCAAGACGATCAAGCCACGACCTTGCTTCTGCCGGTGACGCTTTTGCTTGAAACAAAATGGATTGAACTTCTTCAAAATTACCAGGTTGCCCATAGCCACTCGCTTTTAGATCAAGGTATCCGGTTGGGCGACCCTGACCAGCCCACTGGATAACAACATTTTGGCGCAACCCATTTTTCTTAAACTCACGAACCTTAAAGCGGCCACGAGCCTCTGGGTTAAAACCCCTGCGAGTAAAATTAACTTTACCCATTGTGCTACCAACCAGAAAATCAGCACCAATCGGTGCCCCATCAATTGCACTAACAATGCCCGATTCCTCACCAAGGGTTTTAGCCAAAGCAGAATCATACAGTTTGTAGGCTTCCGCAAGTTTTGTATCAACCCCAGGATTAAGCCCATTGGCAAGATCAATGTAATCCAGGATTAAAGCTTCTTGTCCACGACCAGCCTCACGGGCAGCCCTAAGTTCAGTAACAGCAGCAGTATCACCAAGAAACGCGCGAGTAATTTGTCGAAGGCTTTGGTCAATTGCTTCCTTGCCCAAACCGGCCGCATAACCAAAATCAATCATTTGGCTATAAGCACCAGCAACAACAGTTGGGTTGGCAGAGTTTGCAACAAACGGGGTTGATGCAATTGTTTCTATGCGTGCAGAGCTTGATGAATTAACCCCATCGCCAGCCCACACGCGCAGGGTGTCGCTAATTGTTGCAGTACCTTTTTCAACCTGGGATGAAACACGCGCAGCTTTGGCACCAGAAGCAACCTCATAATATCTTGCTGCCCTGAAAGCCTGTGCCCCCTTGCCGACAAGAATTAATGGGTCAAGCAAGTATGTTGCCCCATCAATTCCACCGGAAAACCAGTTTCCCCAATCGTTGTTTTTGAAACCTGATTTTATTCTACCCTCTGAATCAACAAACTGAACTTTTGTACCGGCAGCAAGCGCACGGTTAACCTGGTTTCGAACAGAATCTGGGCCTTGGTTACCTATTCCAACGTTGTTTAATGCGGAAGCAAGTTCTTGCCCAAGACTAACATCTTCGGCTGCGTTCCACGCATCATTCCAAGAGTTGATCCGATCATAACCACCAATGGTTTCGGATGACATTGGCGCGGTTGAAGCGTCAAGGTAAAGCAGACCAGCGGACAGCGGTTGCTTGACAAACTTTCTAACCGGATACATTAATACGTCTGTAAGTCCTGCAACATTTTCTGATTTTTGTTCAGACGTGACCTGTCCAAGCGCAGCTGTTGAACCAATGGGTAGGTCAGGGTTGTTTGTTTGGCCGAGTGCCAAAACACCGGTTGCAACATCGCCAAGTGCGTTACCAGCACCAGCAACAATATCCTGCCACGCCATTATTCCCACCCACCAATTTTTGAAGCAAGGTCATAATGCTCAGCATCGCCCATCGGCAGATGTGCAAAATCCCAAGCAACAGCAATATCTTGAAGCCCAACAGCTTCGGCGTATAATGCGAACCGATCAAAAAAATCCATTACGAAAAAGTTTTCAGGTATTGAACAATGTTTCTGAGCGTCTGCGAAGATTCAGACATATTGGCCCTAGCCTCGATAATCGGCAGATAGGGCAATATTTTTTGAACATCGTCCGGTGATGAAATGGGTTGTGGCGTTGGGCCTGGGCCTGCGCCCAATGGGGCACCAGCAGTGATCGGCTCATCGGGACGCTCAGTTGGGGCCGTGAGTGGCGTAACACCCTGACCTGGGGTGATAGGAGCAGAAGGGGGTGCTGTGCCGTTAGAAGGCATCACAGGGCTTCCTGCGGGCATAGAGCCTTGAGCCATCGTAGCACCACCTTGAATATCACGCATTTCTTGACGCTCGCCATAATAGGCGGCAGGAACTTCACGAACAGGTTGACCAGGGCCACCATCAGTACGTTGCGATAGTGACCCCGGCCCTGAAACAGGAGCAGGATTGCTAGGCTTTCTGTAACCACCTTGCTCTGCCATGTTTCACCTCAATCAGTTTTAGTACGAAGCTCGGCGGGAAGTTCCACCACCGAGAGACTTACGAGCAGGCTTCTTGGCCACGCTTTTCTTCATCTGCTCCAACTGGACTTTTTTCATTTTTGTGGATGCAGTTTTCTTATCAATAGTATTTTTCATATCAACTAGCCGTTTGTTAGCAGCCTGCTTTTTAAGAACTTCGGCTTTCTTCTTAAGATCATTACTGGCCTTGAACGGCATGGGCTTGCGAACGGGCTTCACAGGCCCGATCTTTGCCATTAGATTGACTTACGGCGAGGGCCGTTGTTGGTCATACCAGGCTTCTTACGGGCGACGACCTTCTTGGGAGCGGCCTTCTTGGGAGCGGCCTTCTTTGCAACGCCCAACTTAGACATGGGAACTAATGTACTTTTTCCCAGAGTTTCAATTTGACGCTTCTTTGCAACCAAAGAACCCTTGGTCATTGAAGCAGGCTTTTTGAGAGCACCAATTTTTAGGTCTTTGTAGTACACCTTCATTGCCTTTTCAATTTGCGGTAGGGCGTACGCCGAGTCGTCACCGCGCCTACGTCCGACCGCTTTGAAAGCAGCATTTAACTTTGCTTCGGCTTGCGTCCTTGAACCCATACCCTTTGACGGCATCTACTTAACCTTCCGCTTGTCGTTGTTACCAACACCAGGAACCTGAACCCCAGCCTTAACTTCACCTTGCGTTTGCTTCGGGCGGTTCTCCCAATCAACAGGCGTACCAGCCTTGATTGGCTGCGCTGTGTTAACCGGCGCAGCGGTGCCCTGAGAGCCGAAACTCGGCATCTTCTTAGCCATATTGTTTTCCTATCTTGTTACGCCGGTTGGCGACGGACAACGCTAGCCGAAAGGTTCGGTGCGCCGGAAGCAGACAACCCAGCAAGGAGAGTCTGCATATCTGGGCGACCACCAGGAGCCATACCTGCTTGACCAGGTGCAACACCCTGCGGGAGTCCAGATTCTTGCATACCAGGTGGCATACCAGAAGGTGTCCCCTCAGGGGCAGGCATACCGGGAGAGCCAAGTTCGTTAGGCATCTGCTGACCGGCTACACCTGCTTCGGTCTGAGGGGAAGGCGGTGGTGGTGGCGGTGCGAAAGCGTCCGCAATAGCGGTCTCAATCGGAACACCCTTCTTGCGTGACTCAATGATCGAAGCAAGTTTTGTAACAACATCAGTAGGGTCTTGGCCCTGAGCTGCCATAGCAGGGATGGACTGCACATAAGCAGCAACACCCTGGAACCCTGCCTCACGCAGACGTTCCACATCAATGAGTTCTTCCTCAGTCTTAACATTCATTGAGTTCGGCAAGTTGCGACGAACGAACGACTTGGAAACAAGGTCAGCACCCAAAGCCTGCAACGACCAAACAAGTGCGCGGTTGGGATCAAGACCAGCCATCAAACCGTAAGTTACTTCAACACCAGTCTCGGTTCCAATGTCGCGCTGAGGAACGTATTTGATGGTGTAAGGATTACCATTCTGTTGCCCCTTGATTTCCTTGCTATCAAGTGGCCAAAGTTTTGTGTCCAGTTCGAAGCACATTTGGAGTACTTCAACGAAGGTGTCTGCGAGTACGTCTTGTGCGGTTTTGATTTGGGTGTCGAAGCCACCCATGAGTGCTTGGACTCCGCGACCTGTGATGATGCTTGCGTCAATGTTTCCTTGGCGGCCTTCGGGGTAGCGTGCCCCGTTTCGCATTTCTTGGTCTAGGGATTGTGCTTGGGCGAACGCGGACTGTGGCATTTCGATTGGCGCACGTCGCACGTTTTGTGGTTCACGGGTGCGGATGATTGCGTCCCCACCGATGGGGAAGTGTTGAATATCTGATGGTACGAACAGTGGGGCTTCAACAGCCTTGTGGGCTGCCTCAAGGGAGAGTAGCGCAAACTTGGCGCGAGCCATCTGTACCCAAAGCACATCATCAAATTGTCCACGCTGTTGACCATCGAAGGAAGGCTTGCGGGCTACCACAACAGGACAACGCCCTAGTGGGTTGTTTGTTTGTGCAAGGATCAGGTTTGCTCGTTCGGGCACGAACATGATTTCTTCTTTGTCGTCCACCCAACGAACCACTTCAAGCATTGTGTCGCCAGGGGTGTACTGGCCCTGATTCTTGTTCTTTAGCTTGTCAGCGTACTCAGGAAACATGGCGCAAAGTTCCGAGGTAGGCTTGAGGAAGCGTCGTGCGAAAGCGGTGCAGTTTCCCCAACGATCAAACTCTGGGTACGAACCCATTGGATCTTCGACCGTGATGTGTGGGCGACGATCCTTGAAGTTTGGTTCAACACGGAAAGGTAGGAAACCGTAAGTGATGTACTGGTCTGAACCAGCATACATTTCCCGACCAAGCTTTGATGCGGCCACATACCAGTTGGCAATGATGGTGCGCTTGTCAGCCTTGGTGCGCTTCGCATCATCGGTCATGTTGGTTTGTGAACAGGAGAACGTGGGTAGTGGTGCGATCACTTCTGAAAGGTCACGGGCAACGGTGTCAATGAAGTTTGACACGATTGGCTTGGGCCACTCGGATGGGAACAAGCCTGGGAAAGCCTCATCGTAGTTACCACCACGGACAGAGGCCACCTTGTTCATTCGACCATCGCGCTCAGCGTAACGAGACTTGAGTACGTCAAAGCGTTGGCGGATACCACGATCCGCGTATTGTGCAATAGACGCATCAGCCATTACATCACCATTTCATTTCGGGTTGCTGCCCACTCGTTTAAGTCAATGACAGCTCGTTGACTCATGCTTCGGGGAGAGGAGTAGGGGTTCTTTGTGAACCAGTTCATATCACTGGTTGTTTGCCCAATGATTGCGCGTGCAGAAAGTTCACAGAACCACAACGCCATCACAAGGTCAGTCTTGTTACGGGTCTTGGGTTGCCAGGAAACAAGTTGCTCAACTAGGGCCTTCAAACCCTCAGTGCCTTCAACGAGGGGAAGTTCGATAAGATTGTCACCCATTGAACGGGCAACACGGTTCTTGTCACTAGCGGTTTCGATAGTGCCGAACAGGGTTGACATACTTGCCACACCAAAACCCTCATCCCACTTGTTGATGCGGGACGTGTAGTGGGGTTTGATAACACAACCACGGTTGTTCAAATACTTGTTTAGGTTTTCGTCGTGAACCAGGTACAACTGGAAAGCGTTAGACTCAATGACCCATTCCTGCGGGCGGTATCTGTCCGTCCAAGAAGTAACAAGGTCATAAATCTTGGATGGGGTGGCACCACTCATGCGGGCCGCGTCAAGGATGTAACGCTTACCCGACTGACGATCCACTGCCATAGCAATAGCAGCAGTATCTTTGTCAGCTGCGGGGTCTAGCCCACAAACAATGTAGAAACCTTCGGGGTTGGCGGGGTGCCCAGCGGCTTGACCATTCAAAGGCCCAACCTTACGCATACCGTTGACGCTTCCACGAACAGCGGCAGGGTGGAAGATCGCATCCTCAGATACATCCTGTTGCTGATACACCATAGACCAAATGCGAGGGCCAACAGCACCACGCACGTTATCAAGGTGGGGGCCATCCCAACGCCGGTACAAACCATTCTCGTCAGGTTCTTCACCCTCAGACCCCTCAAAAGGAACCTCGGCCTTGGGCCACAAGGTCAACCAGTCCTCAGAGTTACCGCCACCATAGTCCAGCACGGCGGGTTGTGAGAAGCGTGTCCAGGGTGACGTACCTGAAACGTAGTGGTCACCGTTCATAAGTTGTTGATACAGGTCAACGGGCGCAACGCGCGTACCAATAACCAGCAGTTTGCCCGTGGGGGCCAGTCGGGAGCTAACTTCGATACGAAGCCAGTCCATGTGCTTTTCCCACTCAGCTGCGTTAGCCAACACCACCGCGTCATCAATAATAATCAGGTCAGCACGGGCACCATAGATCTGCCCACCAATACCAATGGCCTGAACCGTTGGATCTTTCTCCTGACCGTCCCGCTCCTCACCACCCAAATAGATTTGGTTGGCAGTCCACGAATCAGCGTTCTTCTTAAAACCACCCTCAGGGCTAAAGTTGGCTTGCAACTTCGCGTACGCCGGGTGGGTCAGTCGCTGCTTGATACCGTACAAGAACTGTTGCGCCATCTTCTGTGTCTTAGACACAAGGATCACGCGGGTATCAGGGTTCTTACAAATCCGGTACACAACGTAGTCAATGGAAACAGTTTGTGACTTCGCGTGAGCAGGTGGGGTGTTGATGAGAATACGGCTAGCTTGACCTGGTTGGTACTCAATGGCCGGATGAAACAACTCCGGCTCCCTGCCCTCAAGCAGATCGATCCAGCCCTGCTGGTGGGGGTAGGTTTCCCGGTTGAGGAACGTGCGCCGGAACGACGCGAAATCCCCAACAGGTTCCTTACCTGCGGTTTTTACTTCTTTAAGAATACTGCGGGCGTTGTCAACGTCCCGTTTGAACTCTGGGTAGTCGCGGCGTGAAGCCTCATACCAAGACAGCGACCGGCCAACCTTAGCCAAAGCAGCATTGTTGGATGCACCAGTGGAAACCTCGGCAACAAACAACTTGCGTGCCTCAGTTGGGGAAAGATCCGAACCAGGCTTACGCCCCGAACGACCCTTCTTGCCCTCAGCCATCAGCTACCACTTCACTTTATTGGCCCAATAAGCAGCAGACATGGGGCCTTTTTTGATATTCTCAGCGTGACGAGCCTTAAACGAGGCACGCCTAGCAGCATCAGACTTCGACTCACCAGCTTTCTTCGGTGTACCAGACACACCTTGCTG